TATACCTAACTTATCAGATAAATTTCTTCTAAACGTTTCCGGAGATAATGGCATTCTAACTGTAGCGTCAACTATAACAACTTCAGCATTTCTAATTTTAGTACCAAAATCTAATGGATGTTCTTGTACAATAGTTTTTACTGGTTTTGCAACATTAACTACATCATAACGAGCTAATTCAGCCTCAATAATATTAACCATATCATCTGTTAGGTCTGTAGCCAGTTTAATTCTTACTGGTATTTCTTTAACTGCTTCCGCAAGATATTGTGCAAATGTCTTCATATAATTATTTATCCTCCTTGTCGGATTCTGCGTCGGTCTCATTTACCTTCTGAATTAGCTGATCTAGTAGCTTATTACGGTCTCCGATCACAATTCCTTCACCTTCTATTATTTCTTCATCAGGCCCATCCCGCTTACTCCACTGATCTACCCTTTGTTTTTTAAGCTGTAATTCAATCATTCTGAGCTTTTTATCAGCTTTAGCATTTTTGGCTTCTACAGCATTTTTCATCATTGTTGCCGCTACTTCAAACATTTTACCGGCGTGTCTAGCCTCTGAATTCATACCTAAATCCATTAATTCTTTATATGATTTCATTGCTTCATCAGAATAATTATCCATATCACCGTCGTGTGTTTCTAAATCTTTAACTTGCGGTAATGCTCTATCAATTTTTTCTGCTGTTGATAATGCTTTTTGAATTGTAAGTTCTTCAATTACTTTTTCTTCAATTGGCTTTTCTTTTGTCTTTTTGCTATTAGATTTTGACTCATTTTCTTTAGACTTTTCTAAAGCTTCTTCCATACTTGGTAAATCAAATGTATCTTCTAATTTTTTATTCATAACATATCATAACACAATTTACCCATAATAACAAGTTATTTCTTAATTGAATAAATTGAATCTTCGTTTATAATTCTAAATCTAAGTCCTTTTCTTTTTGCCCATTCACCGGCCGCTTTCCACTTTTCTCTATTTAATAATATCTTCATTTTATCATTTCTATTTTTAGCATTTTCAATTATAGTTTGTGCTTTTGGTTTTATTTCAACAAGTTCTCCAATTTTCTTTCCATTTTTATTTTGATAAACCATAATAAAATCTGGAACATACATTGTATACTTTCCAGTAAAAGGATTTCTATATGGTATTCGTACTGGTTCACTTGCCCAACTTAAAACAGCAGGATGGTTATCACACATTCGCATAAATGTTAACTCCCAACCAGATCTATATATTGGAGGTCTTTTTCCAGCATATTTTGTTGGATTCTTAGGTTTATATGTGCCTCTATGAAACTGTGCCATACAGTTATTTAACCAGGGTTATTAAACGATAATATTACGTGACACGTAAGGTTGTGTATTGTCGATAACTTTTATACCAATTTGGCTTGTAGCCGGTCTATAATTGTTTAGTAATGCAACACCTAGTCCACTAAATCTTAATTCTACACTACCATCAGCTTGTTGTATTTCATCAAATAATTGTTCATAATTTGTATTAAACTTTTTCATAGCATCAGTAGTTAACAAAGCATAAGCCGTAGCTAAATTTTCATTTTTAGTATGTTGTTTAAAAATACCTTTAATTAAATCAAATCGTTCACCATTAATGTATTCAGGTCGACCACCTATATTTTGTAAAACTTTTTGAGATATATCTATAGTTGAACCTCCCATTGACGAAGTGATCTTACCAAACTGTCTTACAATTGTTTTAATTGCTCCTAGACTTTCTATTGCTGATGTACTACCTACTGCCATTATATTAGTTCCGTATCAGGCCAATTGCCAGTTATATTATTATCTTCAGCTGTTTTTTTATTTTTAATTGCTTGATCTATTCTTGCAATTTGTTCTTCATATTGCCTTTTACTAGTATAATCCATACCAGTTGGGCCTTCTGCTATTATTTCTTTTTTCGTTTGTTCTAACTGTGTTGACGTTAAAGTTTTGTTAGTACTCTGTTCGTCTATATACTTACGAAGAGCGGCATTTGAAGCTACATAATCGTTAGTTGGATTATATCCTTTACCAGCAAAAACATAACCAGTACTATTAGCTTGGTCATATTCACCATCACTAGGTATTTTAAATTTATCTATAACTGATTTTGTTAACATAAATTCATTTGCTTGTTCTTGATAAACACCACCACCTCCGCCTGTTTCGGAGAAAGCTGTTCCTGTAAACTCTCCTTTATTAGCATTCATCATTTCATTTAAAACTTTATCTGGATTACCTCGAACTTCTGTGACAACTGCTGTATCTTTTTCTGGTCTTCTTTTATTTTCTTGTGGTGGTAATTGTGAATCTTTAAAACGAGGAAGTGTTGAAGGCAATACACTATCATTATAGGCGTTAGTAGTTTCGCTAAATGATTTGTCTATATCAGTTCCATTCACTTTGTTTAAGTCTGCGTCCTCTGTTCTTACAGCTACTTCTTCAAAAACTAAATTTTCATATTGAAAAGCCATTGATAAATTTGCTACAGCACTTGACGAATAATCATATTGATCCATATCAAATCTTGATAATCTAGGATGTATCATTCTGGCTTTACTATATAATTTACCAGCTAGTTGATAAAAATCTATACTTTTAACTAATCTATGTTGATGTCCTCGTTTAGGTATTAATCCGAAATTATGAGTATTTGCAAAATGAGTTTCAGGATTTAAAACCGATTCTGCATAATTACCTACTTCTGAGTTTTGTAGCTTACCTGCTGACGCACCTCTGCCTGGTGAATGTTCGCCGCCTTCTCTTTCTTTATAAAGTCTAGCACCTTGAAATTCAAATTCATATAACAATTTTATAAATCGTAAACCTAATCCATCGATTGTGTCATACATTCTCACAGTCATAGGATCAAAATCTAATTTTCGATTAATAATTCTTTTCCTATTATATTGATTCATTACATCTTGTTGAATTTGAAACTTAGGTCCTTCAACCGTATGACAAAGAAAATGTAATCTATCTCTAAATGTATTAATATATTTCAATTTTGATGATAAAAAATCATCGTCAATTGGATATAAATTAAAAACAAGAAAAAATTGATCTACACGTCTAGGTGAATCCGACGTGCCGCTTTGATAAAGATGAGCGGCACGATTCGCCGGATGTAAAACTATATCGCCAGGTAACCCTGCATTGTCCATTTCAGTCTCCTTAATAACTTATAAGGATTAAATACTGTCCCCAGTCATAGATGGGACTGCGAATGGGAATATTGTATCTCCAGGTGCTGTATGAATAGCATTATCATATTTCAAATTCAAGATAACTTGAACTGCTTCTGATACTGCATAATCACCGTCCGAATAATCAACATTCTGCAAGAAACAACCTTCTAAATCCCACTGCTCTAGTTCAGTATTACTTGTACCATCTAAGATTTCAATCTTAGTGCCAAATTTATATCTTGAACCTGCTACAGCAGATGTTTGTTCGAAGTGATTCATTTGTTTCTGTACTTGAGCACCAACTAGTTTTGATATGTTATTATTAATATCATCACGTAAAGTAATGTTTATAGCTTCCCAAGTATGTTTACCTTGCATATAAGCTACTGAGTTATATGAGTGAATAGGTACTTCTTCGTGAGAAACTTTAGGTCTAGTTATATTCATAACTTGTTGTGTAAGTTGCAGAGGAGACGTTCCAATGGAACCAAAACCTGTAAATCTTACTCTAAAACGATATTTTAATTTAGGTTGTAAGATACCACCACGCCCTGTTGATCCATCTATCGGTACACCGAATTTTGAAAGTGTTGCCATTTTATAATGCTCCTTATATAATAATATTTACAACTTTATTAAATTAATGCCTAGGCAAAAAATTTATTAAAGGTAGTTTAAAGGGATAGCTTTAACTACCCCTTAGAAACTAAATTAGCTTGTTAAACTTTCACCTGAGTTTTTAATACGTAATGGAATATAGATAAATTCTACTGCTTTTACTGGTTGTATAGCAATATCAATCCATAGTTCATTTTTATCAACTCTAGTGCTAGTGTTATTTGTTTCGTCACAAACTACTAAGAAGTCATATAATGCTCTTTTAGATGTTAAGTCTTCTAAGAATCTGTTAAACGTGTCTGTTACTTGATCTCTAGTAATTCTATCATTTGGTTCAAATAAGAACGGTTTAGCAATTAAGTCTAAGTGATATCTTAAGTAACAAATTAATCTTGCTACGTTAATTCTATCCATTGCTGATGCAGTTGAAGATAGAGTTTTTTGACCAAATACAACTAATCCTCTATTTGGTATAAACGAAATCGGATTAACTTTATTTGCGTACATAGTATCTCTTTGACCTTCTGATAATGTTACTGCTTGGAATTCACCTTCGCTAGTAATATAACCAACTGAATTTGAGTTACCTACTAAACCTCTAGTAAAGCCTGCTGGTGCAAACCAAGGATAAGCAACTTGATCATTAAATGCCATAGTTCTCATAGCAATATGTGATGCTGGAACTACTACGTTACTACCTGACAAGTCAGTTGAATAACCTGATGGATAGTAAACTGCCGCGTATTGTGATGCTGATGTTAAACCATCTTCACCATTTGAAGCCGCATTGTTTGAGTTAGTTGCCCAAGCTTGAACTGATGTTCCAGCTGGTTTTAATCTCATTGGTGAGTCAGCAAGTACAAAAGCTGTTTGCTTTCTATCAGTAGATAGAGTAATCATCTCATCTAGCATTTCTGGATAACCAGGAGATGCTACAAGATTAAAGAATCTTTCCTCTGCTCTAATTTCTTCATTACCTGCTATAGCGGCCTGCATAGATTCTACTACTGTATTTCTTTGTGCCGCTCTTCCCATATATGGAGATCCATCTGCTCTTAAACCAGATGTTGAAACCCATACATTACCGTTATTTGTATTGTTGTAAGTATAATTTACTGTATACTTCTTAACATTATAACCTGATAATCTTGTATTAAACAATATAATACCTGCTGGTGCTGTTGCTGGATCTGGTGCATCTGAATGGAAGTTTGAATAGTTCGAACCCCAACCTTGTGCATCTTGATCTGCTCCACCTGGATTACCTACTGCGTCTGCAAATATGGCTCCATCACCTGTAGATTGATCAGTATTGTCTAACAATACCCATTTACTTGTACTTGTATTGTACCAATACATTTTTGGATATGCATCTAATTCATCTGAATCAATCCAAATATCTCCGTTAGCTAAAGCTGTGCCATCTGATTGTGTAGTTGGTTCTGCTGAAACCATTTGTAAGTCTCTTAAACCACCTGACGCTGTTGATCCTGTAGGAGCAACATCTTTACTATTTGCATAAGCTTTCCATTTCATTACTCCGCCATCATTTTCAGCAATATATAAATCTGCATCAATTGATGATTTGTACCATAATGTTCCGTCAACTGGAGTACTTGTTGGTGCTGAGCCTTTTGCTTCGTAACTTGCGTCTGTCCATAATGAATGATAAACAAATGCTGTTGCACCTGATGAAGTATTATCCGTTAAACCTAAATCGCCTGTAGTACAAGCAATCGTATTACCTGCCGCAGTACCGTCTTGTACATAAATTTCGTAACCGCCTGCTCTTGTTAATTTTAATCTTTGATCTGTTGCACTTCTGTAATCAATTGTTGCTATTACATTACCAGTATTTGAAGCCGCATTATTAATTTGTGTAACAATTTCTGCTAAAGTACAAACTGAACCTGCACCTCCTGCCGCTGTAACGTCAATATCATAACCGTTAAGCTCAAAATTAATTGCTGTCTGTGTACCGGTTAAATCTACGCCTGCGTGTAAAGTTGTACCTGTAATTGAAGTTTCAGTACCTGCACCTCTAATTCTTAAAGTATACATAATTTCCGGTGTTTTACTTGCCGCGTTATTATATTGTTCAATTGATGTTTTACCAAAAGCCGCTGATGATAAAGTAGCATCTGTAGAAGTAAATGTTCCTTCTAATTCGCCTGCGATATTACCATCTTCAAAGTCGTCAAATCTCATATAAACATCATTTTGTGTTAATGTAGAACCTTCAGTGGCAGTTGCCGCATCATCTCTTGAATATACGTTAGCTGATAATGATGTCCACGTTGCTGTTGATGAGTTATATGTTTTAACGGCTATGTCCGCGCCTTTTCCGCCTGATGTAGTTTTTAACCAAACGTCTCTGTAAGAGCCTGAAGCCGCTACAGTTGGTGCTGTGCCTGTGCCTGCTTGAATATATGTATTGGCACTTGTTGCAGTTTTCCAAGATGGTGAACCTACAACTTCCCAAGTTCCTGAAATCTTCTGCCATAACTTGGCTGGAGATGCCGATGCAACTAAAACATAGTCATTATCTTGACCATATGTTGTTACTGGATCTTTATCT